TCACCGGCATCTGCTATAGCTAATGCCTGGTTAATCTGCCATTGGCCCACAACATAATAATTACCTGTTGTGAAATCTAATACAGTAGTTGCTGAAGTTTGGGGTGCGAACGATCCACTATATGCATAACCATGATTTCCTATAACTTCAAAAGCTTCCGCTGGACCAGTGAAACTTCCGCCTACTGGATTACCTGCACCGCCTATGATAGCCATGAGGATCCTACGGGGCGTACGTTATGGATACTGCTATGTCACAAGTTTCAGCGGTTGTACAACTTACCGAGAAGTCAATCTGATTACCTGGTATAATATCGAAAAGTCCTGCGGAATTTTCAATAACTACGGGTGCTCCATTGTTTCCCATTAGTGGTCCTGCTGCCTGGATAGTCCAAGCGGGTCCAGCAAATATCTGCTGTACGCTTACTCCATCACCAGCGAATTTAAAGACACTAACGCCATCTGTTGCGGCATCTGCATCTGCTGTTGCGCTTAGTGATATTCTTACCACTCTGTTCATCCCTTCGGGGTTGGTTGTGCTCTGACTGGATCCCATTAAACCGGTGAGTGCTGTAAATGTACCAGCTACTAATGAAGATCCTCCGTCTGTTGTATATGTTCGTGTTTGTAGTCCTGCCATGTTTTATCTCCTTTTTATATTCTGAAATACATCTTTGATCCGCCAAGTTTTACACTTGGGAACCATTTACGGGCTATTCCACCTGCAGTAGCCAAAACTATTGCACTGGATAGTACTTTCTTTCCATTAACCGAAGTAGCCAAATCAACTGCATTTTTGGATAGATCACTGAATGCATCCTGAAGCTGTCCATTCAAGGTAGCCCCAATCACTCCTTTAGTTAGTGTTGCACCTGCTCCAACTGCTGTTCCCTGGTTCAGGTAATTTGCGATGCCCAGACCTGCAGCCATTCCAGTTATGGACGGGTGGGGCATTGCGGGCCTTCTGTATCTTGCCATATTTTTTCTCCTATTAGTTCGCCTAGGGGAAGGCCTTGGGTTGCGTTTGCGTGACCCCGTAGACCGACGAGTTAACGAGGAACGGTAGGACTTCTCAGAGATTAACTTCCCATCTCTAAAGAACATCTTGCGCCCACTAGCACCTTTTCGAGTGTAGAGGCCTTTCCCCTTTGGCATATCAATTAAGGTTTAATCCATTATATAACCTTTTTCCACTAGCATAACTATTTATCAAACGCTGATATTCTAATTATATGACCGACAAGTCAGAGTTTAGTTTTGGTAGCATACCCGTCATGCGGGAAGTGCCACCTGGCATGGATGCCAGGTTCCGTTTTACGGGACCAGGCAAGATCGTAGAAACGGAACAGTATGGAGAGAAGCTTTCTTTTCCTATCTCTCTCTCTTACCATCCCTCCTATGATAGTCTCCCTCCTTTACCTGATAACGTAGTGGACAGGGATAAGAAAGAAGCAGAGTTAGAAGGACAAACCATAGAGTGCAACTGGCAGACCAAGTGCCAGAGTGCTAAACAGTTAATGGGACGACTTAGTGATCCTACTGACAAGCACGAGAAGGAATTGAAGAAGCATTATGAAAAATCAGAATGGCAATTGACCAGGTTCGATACTGGCGCATATTGGTTAGAGGTATTGTTTCCATGATTGACGAAGACGAAGTTTACCAGGCGATGTGTGATCTCACAGATATTAAAATGCATCTAAAAGAACACTTCGACCTATGGGGAGAGAATCAGCCTTGGCATCTGTTCGATAAGGTACACCAGGATCTATCAGCTATCGCTTACAAAATTGGACAAGAAAACGAAGAGAATCTAAAATCCATGAATGAATGGGAGAATAAAGATGAAGCGTAGATGTAATATCTGTCTGCAGAACAAACAACATACAGAACATACCAGGTTCAATCATGAAGTGACGATCTGTATTTCATGCCAGGCAATCATGAAACGGATTAGCAATGATGAATCATTGGAACACACTTCCATAAACAAAACCTTTTAGACGCGTACTAGAAGAAAGGGACAAAAACATAGGCATTACAGTCACTTTCGTTTGAAAGGACAGGGAGGCGTTAAGGATGAGGTGGGGTAGCAAGGGGTATAAGAAGCGAGTTTGGGGCGCTGGAAGGCGCTGCAGGGGCGTTATTTGGCGTTTGAAGGCCTAGTCAAACCCGAACTTGCCGTGTACCAGCTTCGTCACTTTCGTTTTGTCCTGGTTATCTGCAGCTTTTTGTATAACTGGGATCAACTTGGACGCTGCAGCCTGGATGTACCACGGTTGATCCTTTAATTCTTCAGTCATACTATGCAATAGAGATAATTGTGAACCTTCTTCAGTTTCGCCAAGTTTCTTGGCAGCATTCCCCATAGCCCCATTCCAGAAATCTATTGCTGCTTTTCTTGCTTCAGGGATCATGAACTCTTCAAAGTCAACCAGGGTTTGCTCACGGATTTGGTTAGTGATCACCGAAAGGCTAGCTAACAAAGTTTCATTTGATTCTTCAGATATTAACCAGGACTCAATCTTTTTCTGAGTTCTTAGCGGAATCCAGTAAGTATAGATTAGCAAGTAAAGCCCAAAGCTCAAAACCCAAACAAGTGCGAATAATTCGTCTGTCATTTTTTACCAAAAATCAAATCCGCTATAAGTTTACCTACAGGTTCTTCACCGACAAAAGCCCTAACTATTTTTTCAGTTACAGAATCTTTAGGTACTTTTGGAATTAGATCACTTAAATCGAGACCGGCTAGTTTTTCACCTGCTTCTATAACAGCTGTTAATGTTCGCTGTACATCCTCAGCTGAGGCATACATTGAACCAAGTACAATTCCAGGGGGAACATTCAGATCAACAGTAGGCACTATTTCGGCTATTGCAATCATATTGGCCAGCCAATCAACTCGCTTATCAAATTTAGTTAGAAGAACCCATACCACCGATAATATAATTGGGGCAACTATTGGAGCTACTGCCCTGGCTATTGCTTCCCAGGGTACATCATCATCCCTTTTCTTAAATCGATTCCACAGCTGTATAACTATGGGAATCAATGCCAGGGGCCAAAAAGGTTTTACTTGATCCAGTATACTTTCAACATCTTCTAAGGTAGGTTCTTCTTCTGGTTCTAAACCATCTCCAAATCCAGCAAAAGGACCTTCTGATTCAAAAACCATTAACCAACTTGCCTGATCCCTTCAAGGATTGCTACTGCCAGGAGCAAGAACCTAACCAGGAGCTGTTCCCAGTTATAGTCCTCGTACATTATTCACGGTAAATCCTACCGGTAATCGTAGTCATCATCAATTTATCAGCTTCGGCAGACGATCCTGCTCTAATTAGAACTTCAACTTGGGTATAGCTTGGAATTATTATATCTTGAATTGCAGTGTTCATGCTATCGGCTCCGGAATGACCGCAGAGTAGTTGGGCTACTATATTACCATTAAGTTTAATTTGACCATACATGGAAGATTCACCGGCATCTGCTATAGCTAATGCCTGGTTAATCTGCCATTGGCCCACAACATAATAATTACCTGTTGTGAAATCTAATACAGTAGTTGCTGAAGTTTGGGGTGCGAACGATCCACTATATGCATAACCATGATTTCCTATA